GACCTCAACAGGTCGGACAGTCACGGGTGTGCCCCGATTCGTTTGCGAAACGAACCGACCCCACTGGATCACGGAAATTTAGAGTGTGAACCTCGTATATTGGCTTGTAAACTCCAGCTTGGTCTCCCAACCTCACTGGACGTGCCTAACACTTATCACCGCTCAAGCTACCGTGCGAACGGACCAGCCATGCATACGTGCGTAATCTACTAAACAAAGAGAGCCTAACCTAAATGAATGTTTTTATAGGGTTATGGTGGCAGCATAAAGCCCACACCGCGTTAGAGCATTTAACCACATAGGGGTGACACTCGCAAAGTGCACTTTGGGACCCCAGGCCCCCGCTTAATAAACGGGGGCCATAATTCGCGGCATTGCAGAGCCACGATAGACATCGGAGGAAACGCCACTAGTAATTAACTTAGTGACAGCTTGAGCGCTACCCCGTACGAGGCCGTAGGCTGCAGCACTTGCTGCAGACCGGACCCCCTTGAAGAGGTAAGCACCCAAGTCGTCAATGGTTGAGAGCACCTGCTGCGTAGTATATGGCAAAGGCGTCTTTGGAGACACCGTAAGAGCCGAAGTCGCTGCAGGCACCCACTCCCAAACAATGGTGATAGTAAATGCGCCGTTAGGGTAAATAATAGTACCGTTACCAGTACCATCAACATTATTGAGCGACATTATCATCGTTCCACAGCCTGCGTTGTTACCAGCGCTTATGCTCGTGAAATTCTCGTCGACCGCTGTAGGCAACCAGCGCACCTCGTGAACCTCAGATCCGTTTGACGCGGTGTGTTGCGCAGTTGCCATGTAATTGCCGATGCCTGGATACGTATCGCCAGTAGCGTTTTCAGCACCAGGATAATATCCAGATGCGATTACGCCTTGACGAGACGTATAGGGCCCAGAGGGCTCCCATTTCATGCACGCGGCAACAGGACGGTAACGCTTCACAGTAGCTGAGGTAATAAAGTTTGTGGTCCCAGGGTTACAATACGAGAAATTAGTCGACACCCCCGATGGGCCTTTGCCGAAGAAGAGTAGCCCACTATTGGCTCCACTACTGTAATTAAAGGGTTGAACAGCTAGGGTCAGAGTGATCGGGAAGACAGTACCGTTTGCGGCAGTGCCACCGTTATCAACCTGAATAGGTGCCCCAGTAATATAGTCTATGGTGCGAACGAGGTACCCGTTGTCAGCGCCGCCGTATGGTGGGTACGTCAGATCAGAAGCACAGGGATCGCGCAGCAGCCTATCATAGGCTGCAACACGTGGGTCAGAAAGTATCCCACGCGACATACTCGGTCTGGCCCTGCCAGCACCTTTCTTGCCCTTCGGTCTTTTATTATTCGATACAATAGTAATACGTTTCGTTTGTTTCTTGGTCTTGGCCATTTGTTTAAAGAGAAAGAGAAATCCGGGGAGGAGGGATTTCAGAGAGCAGCGGGTCACACCAATGCAAGGCGGTGGACCGATAGCTCTGCTCGAGCGACACCTGCTCATCAGGGTTAACGCCAAATGCGAGCCAGTAGCTATAACGTGATCGTGCACTAACTGTTGCGTATCGAGGATCCATACCACGTCCAAGGAGCAGGAAGCCAGAGTCCATTTGTGCCTTAATGCTTCCAGAGGCGTCACCACCCCGCATCATGCTCATGTAGAACTCTTGCGCCACCGGGATGCCGCTTGACAACGACAGCCCACCTTTCCCCACCACGTAGCGCCACTTGTCGAAGGCCCCGGGCGTGTCCAGAGGAACAAGGCTCAGGCAATCCTTTGCCTGCGACACCTTGTGGTTCCTCACCATGACATACCCCTCTGGGCCCCAAACTGGGTGGCTCTGGCAAAACTCAATTTGCTCCAGCTCGTATACCGGCTCCTCACGTACCATTTCAAATCCCATGGCTAGGAACCACTCATCTAAGGGTTTAAGCTTGTGTAGCTCCCCCCTCTCCAGAATCAAGACGCAGTCGTCTCCGTCGTTGACCAGCTCATACTTGCTCACCCTTGCAAAGAGCATAAAGCAAAATATCATGGCACACATCAACAGGATATTCCCAAGGCCTGTATTTGAGTCGCCAGACATGCGGGATCCAACGACGGCGTACTTATACGACCCGTCGTGCGCCCTCGCAACGCCTGTGTTCCGGATTTGCCAGCTCAACAGCTTCCGCAATAACCGTCCCTCCTTTCCTGCAAAGAACCTGGCGTAAACACCATGTTCCCACTTCAATGCATCAACACTCACGTGTTGGTCGAAGCGTGAAGCGTCAAGGCCGACCCCTACTGGGTTCTTGAACTTAGCCCACTTCGTGCTGATGGCCTCTCCGCGCTTACGCGCGTTCAGCCCCTTCATGACGGTCGTGGATCCATAGACTTTGTCTATCATCTCAAATATGCTGTGTTCGATTTTCCGCGTGAATCTCCCACATTCAAGGAGGTACCGAGCGCTTCGTGGCTGAATAATGCGCTGGCACGGGTCTTTCTTAACGGTGAAGTTCATCTTCTCGAGCTTCCCGAACGATCTCAGCAATGCATCCGACGCAGACACGCCCCTCCGTTCTAGGCTTTCACGAGCCAATTCATACACTTTCCTCCTGCGGCCCTCGTAGCAGGCGAGAAACTCGTCGCTAGTCAAACGGGCGGTCTTGAAGTACAGTTTCTGAAACTGCTCGAGAAAGGGTTGCAATCTTTCACGGAATACCCCTGGCGCAGGAGTAGGTGGAGGTCCAAGTCCACCGTCCTTTTGAACAACGTTGAACACGCGTTCGATAAGCGCCCTCCGGAGATTTAATAAGGTATTTGAGTGTACACCGTAATTAACCGGAGGTGTAAGTGCTGCCACCCTATGGACAGTTGTCACTCTCTTCGTGGAAACACGGTGTCTTTCCGATATAATACCGTGCCCACTGGTCGTGCCAAGCCATTCTCCGTCGTCCGACCGCATCCATCTTGGGACTGTTCTAACCCCAGTCAGGACACCGACAGAGTGGCTCAGGCACCCCTATTTGATTACCGGCGCCTTGGCTCTTGTGAAGCCTAGCGCCGGCGACCAGGACCATTTCTTATTCACGAGGTCGTCCTTCCTCTTATTCACCACTTGAGAAGCAGCAATGACGGTCGAGTAGACGTCCTCCAGAATGGGGACATAGTACAGCTCCACGACCATCGGCAGCAGTCGCGAGATGTCCACACTGCGCATGGACTTCTCTGACATCAGGTCCCGAGCCATCTTGCTCAGCACCAGCCTGTTTGCGACACTATCTGTCAACACCCCCACCTCCGCCCGCATCGCGTGAACAATGCTAGCTTGCAGCAAGAGCGCCTTTCCTGCCCTCACCAAACGGAATGAGAGTTTCTTAGGCTCTACCCCATCTGGCCTCAAGGCCTCCCCTCCGCCCGCGGTAACCTCAACCGCAGGCGTTAGGTACGCCTCCATGTCCTCCGCCTCATCCACGGCGTCCATCATCTCCCTGATGAACGCCTCGTCGCCATCTGTGACGTTCGCCCTCAAAAACCTGTCCAACTTGATCATGCCATACGTCAACCCGACAGCCAGGCCCCCAACGAGGAGCCAGTCGCCAGTGCGCCGTGCAGATGTGAGCATGGGGCCAACACTCTGGGAGAGGAGTGCAGCCCCGGTTGAAACCAGTGAAAGTGGGTTGTAAAGGGTTAAAGTTTGCATGTTTAAAGTTTGGTGTTAGCTCTGGATTTTATCGTCATCCCTGAGTTGGTAGCAGACTACGCGATCCCGCTACGGTCACACCCTGTCAGAGTGTACTGCTGCTGCATTTTGGATGCCTATGCAGCCCGGATTGTGCTCACGCACACACCTTACGGGATATTACCAGCGAATATCTGCCCTGTTTGTTACTTCCAAACAGTACAGACAACCCCCGTCGTGCTTCGGATAGTTATGGGATAGCACGGAGCCCTCAAGCACACTTACCCGCTTTTGGCGGCACATGCCACGGCGTCCTTATCGACTGTGGTGACCACAGTATGCCCCCACAACGTCCTGCCCCCCGACCCCCCACATTGCTGTGGGGGTAGTTTCCTAGGCATTAAACCACTGCCCGGGGAGTGAAAAACAAGCACAGAAATG